TTTAAAGTAAAGTAAAACAGAAAAACAATTAGAGAATCAGCGTTACGCGGAAAAAATTAAACAGCTACAAACATATAATATATCTGAAGCATCAGAATCCGAAAGGCATGCTAATGAACTTTCTCGTATAAACGCAGAAACGACAGTAAATGATGATGCATATCAAGAAAGAATTGATGCGGAAACATATAGGCACGAGCAAGAATTACAATCTATTGCCGAGTTTAATCAAGCAAAGCTCGACCTAGAACAGCAACATGCAGATAAAATAGCCGAGATTGATGCTAAGATGCAAGAGGCTCGGCTTGCTGGGTACTCAAATTTCTTTGGCGGAATGTCGGCATTGCTCAAAGCATCGGCTGGGGAAAACAAGCGCATACAGCAAGCGGCGCAGGTAGCGGCTACAACGGCGGCTACTATTGATACATTTGTTGCTGCAAATAAAGCACTAGCTAATCCTCCTGGTCCTCCATTTACAATTCCTGCCGCTGCTGGCGCTGTGTTGTATGGCATGGCAAATGTTGCGCGCATAAACAAGCTTCATTTCGCACAAGGTTCCGATTCCCCGGATGCGTTTTTTGGTCGTGTTCCTGGTTATCGGAACATGGCTACAGATTCCGTTACTGCTATGCTAACTCCTGGAGAAAGAGTGCTAACAGCAAAACAAGCCGACGAATACGAAGCAAGAAGCAGTGGACCTCAACAGGTGTCTATAGTTTATTCTCCTACCTATAACTACGAGGTGTCGGAAGAAACAAAATGGCGAGATGAAGTTGAGTTTGAACGGCGGGCACGGAGAGTCACGAGCGCGCGCAGCTATGCGTGGGCACAGGCTGCAATATGATAATAACTGATCTCACAACGGCTATTGATGTCGGAGTAAAAGAATACGATGTATCGTATTCATCGGGCATACAATGGATTAAAGCCGGAACCATATGGAAAAGTATTGACCGGGGAATATCCACTGCGCATTACTCATCTAATATCGTCATTAAGGGAAGCTATGTACATCTTGCCCGAGACATTATTTTAGGATCTGCAAGACAGTCTCTTCCATTTCAAATTACATGCGATAATCATGAAACAATATTTGGCCCTGAGTTTGATTATTCAGATCCGATATGGGTTAACATGACCGCAGAAGAAAATGGATATGAAACAGGAAATCTTAATCTTGATGTACCAACGGAATACTCAGTAACAATATCTCCATCGCTTGTGAATCGTTCTGGCACATCAGTTTCGGCTTTACACACAAGATTTCTTTACGACTATGCGGCTCTTGATATTTCAAAGCTACATGTTCAAGCCGTACATGGACGAAAAAAAGGATATCCATTATCATTTTATGAAATGGAAAAAGGATTTTCTGTTGTAGGATTTTTGCAGAAGTTTCCAGAAAGCCGCATAGACTACATTGGAACAAAAGAAGATGTGGCAAAAGCAAAAATATTTTTTACCGTAAATAGAGCTAATAGATTTCAGCTTGTAAATGCTTTGGTAAATCCGTTTTATTCTGGAAGTTTCAGCTATGTTTATTGTGTTGATATGGTTGATGGAGGCCCGGAAGATCGCGCTGGGATCAATCATTTGCTTACTGTTGGATATAGGGTGGAATCATGATTACAGCTAGAGATATCGGTGTTTTTATTGAAGGAGTAGAAAGTAGCGCGACAACCAATGTCAATATTGGTTTGTACTCGCAAAACCTAGAATGGAATACGCCGCAATCCAGATTACTTGGATGGACTAACAAGTTTATAAATCCAGAAGATGTTACGGGTGTTTCCTACGCTTGCAATATAACAGATGGAGGAGTGCTTGGCGGTCCTGTTGGAACCGTTACTGTTATATGCGTAAATGAAAATGTAATACAGGCGTTAAGAGAAAAGACCATAAGCATAACCGGAAAAAAACTTATTGTGTATTACAATTCCAATATTAGATATGTTGGAGTTGTGACCGGATATTTTGAGCGCAATGAAATTGAACTTGAAATATCGTGCAAACCAGATAATGTTCTCAACAAGAAAAAAATAAAGTCCGTAACAATCACAAAAGAAATGGCTTTAGGGATTGAAAAAAATAAAGCCATTGGAAAATCTATATCCACAGTGTACGGAAACTTGTGTGATTTTCCTCTTACTGCATGTCCTACAGAACAAAACATAATGAGCATGATGCTTAGTCCGCGCATAGTAGATCCATTGCACTCAGAAACTGTTATGATGTACGGGGATGCTCCGCGAGTAAACGACGGCCCTGAAATGATGCTAGAAGGGAGGAATGTTTTTCAAGGCAAAAACATATTGCAAATATTGGGAACGCATCAAGATAGCGTCGGAGATTTGATATGGGTTTGCTTTTCATTAAATGGTGATATCATTTTTAATTCAAACTCATCTGACTATGCAACAAACATAATCAAAAGCTTTGTTGGCTTAGGCCTAAAAATAATTTCAGGAAAAGGAAGTGGTAATACATACAAAATTACAAATGCAAAATTTGCAACATATGGTACTGGACCAGGACTTGACACAGACATAACCACCATGTGGTTTGAGCTTGATACATATGATATTGACGCTGTTTCTCCATCGGGTGGAAACGATTCGACTTATGGAAGCGATGACCGTGCAAACCATGATTACCGCATTCAAGGGCGCAAGACCGAAGCGTTTGGAGACTTTGACGGTGACGATATAAAGGCAATAGATGACCAAAGGTTTAGGTTGCCTTATGATGATGGAGTATTTAATGATAACGCTTCTTGCTGCCAAATAATTGGAGGACTCAATTATTATTTTGTATCTTCGGATTTGAGATTGCAGGGCGGGTATACAAGCTCTGATGGCTTATGGCTTGTAGGAGTCCAAGACGATAAAGAGTTTGTTTTACCAATTCCTTTTGATTCTGTTTCTGTTGTGTACTCTTCTGATATTTGGATGCTAATATCTATTGATGGAAAAAACATTTTAACAGACAAAGGAAATTCTTTTAGCCGGGCACTTTATTCGCAATTGACGACGCATTGGTATGGATATGCAGAAGCTCCTTATTATCCAAACTTTGATGCGGCTACATATCACGCTCCACTAATTGGCAGTGGTCGTATTACCAGCGCCAAAACTGTCGGAGATTATGGCAACATAACATCTGACGGCATAGAGCAAGAAACTGTTTTTAATATATCACCAACAGATCCAGAGTATTTAGAATACATTACTTTTAATCGCGAATACATGATTCCATTTGATAGTGTGTATGAGCAATTTGGTAAGCCCACAAATTCTTTTTATATGCTTCCGCACATTGTGTTTAATGTATTTGGCGATGCTATGCGTGAACACCAAGTATTTCAATCAAGCACTTTTGATTTAGAAATAAATTTGTACGCTATTGATTCTTGCAATTTATGTGTAGCGCACAAAGAAATTAAAAAATTTTTTGAGACCAAAAGGATTTCTCAGTATGGAGTTTCAGAAGACATTCAATTTCAATTTTCAATTGATCCTTTGCACAGCAAATGTATAGTAAAAGGACTCAAAGGATTTGGAACCGGAGAAGCGTCTTATTCATTGTTTAATAGCATACAAAATGACGCATCATTTGATTTTCTTTCTGGACTTGAGACATCAAGAGATATACGCTATATAAAAACAAGCATTCAATTTGTTTATCATCTTGCTCCAGATGATACTACAGTTCCAGATTCTACCGTGCGAAAAGCGACTTTGCGCACAAGATCATATCCATGGTATTATGGGCTTTCGCAAGAGATTCCAAAAGACAAATTATACCTGCGCGGGAAAAGAAAAAATCCGCTATTTAATAGCCCGACCAATCCAGCTTCGTTGGCTCATTATATAGCGTTAGACCTCGGTGTCCCGTATATATATGATGAGTGGTTCACTGGTAATTCTTTTACTCAACAAGACGCTCTATATACATCTGGTCGAGATGTAACAATGTTTGACGGGCAATACCAAGTAAAACCATCTGAAACACTTTCAAATGTGTTGTCTTCAATAGCAAAAAATTCTCTTACGGCAATGTTGTATACAAGATCAAATTCTCTTGCTATTGCTTGGCTTCCTCCTATTCTTGAAAACTCTTCCGAATCTTATTACAACTTTACAAACTACAAAAGCGGAACCCTTGATATACAAGACCGAGACGGTGGATATCGATATACGGACTTTTCTTTTTCTGTAAAGAAAAAAGAATATTTAGACCCTGAAATTGTAGCCGTAAATACGGATGAAGCTATTTCTGAATTTCCATCATCCAGCGGATATACTCGGCAAGGTGATTTAATTGAGTATAACGACATTGTGCATGGATGGTCAATTGCAACTCTTTATTTTGATGCTACCGATTTTGCTTTTATTTGTGCAACAATAAGAAACACAAACATTGTAAATACCGCTCAATTGCATACAAAATTTCCAATAGGATCAAAATGGATACTTGTATGTAATTCTACAGGAGGAGAGTTTGAAGCCGTAGCAACAGTGCAAGGAATTGCTCCTGATGTTACTTGTCCAGAAGAATCAATTGGAATCAATGTTGCTTTTGTATTTGACGAAGCGCAATCCACTCATGGATTATTCAGCATATTGTCTATGCAATTATATGGTCCATCGCAAGACTGGCGCGAGCTTGTTTCAGGAGTAGACGCTACCGATTATACATTTGCAAAAAACATGTGGGATTACGCACAAGCGGCAAGAAAAGATTTATCTATTGAATCAAAAATGCCGTCTGAGTATAGCGACATGGATCATCCAATTTGGAGCACTGATTCAAGAGCGATAACGCAATACTTAATTTACTGTGTAAAATGGGCGACAAGAAAAAAATTTGTTGTTTCATTTACTACAAGATTCGACGGAGATTTAAATAATGAAGATCTATTTTATGTAGAACTGCTTATGCCTGTAACTCTTTCAATGGGGCCATTTGCTACAAGCCCAATAAAGGGAAGAGTAATACAGATTGATGATACATCATATGTGAAAAATGAAATTTCTTTCAAGGTACTTTGTATGGAAAATGAAGCTGAACTATTAGCTATACTGAATGAAAATTATGCAACACCGGATATCATATTAGATGACCGCGATAATACGGGATCTACGACATACAATGAAGGAGGTATTGCCTAATGGCCGAAGAAATTAAAGCCGTAATACTCCGTCGTACTGTTGATGATGTCGCCGATCTTTTAAGTGGCACTCTTGCTTTGCGTAATTTTCAATGGGGAATGGCCACACTGCAAGACATGCTTGTTGCAAGAGACGATGAGGGTATTTTCCATTTTTTCTTAGGAGAAAATGGAATTACTGATATGATTGCAGAAGCCGCATTTGCAAGGGCTCCAAAAACATTAGTGTCTGCTCTCCCAAGCGATGATCCAACAGGGACATTAAGGCTTGTGACTGGTGGAGGTTTGTATGTAAAAGAAATATCAGGATGGGAAGAGGTCGGAGTATTGTCTTATGCTGACCAATCTAGCATTGCGGGCGCAGGATCAGCGGGAGATCCATTCCGGGTTTTAGCTATTGCTCAAAGCAAAGTGACTGGACTCGCAGACGCATTAGCCGCCAAGGCTCCGCTTGCCAGTCCTGCATTTACTGGGACACCTACAGCGCCGACCCCAGCAACTGGTGACGATTCGACGACACTTGCCACGACTGCATTTGTAAAATCTCTGGGCTATGCGTCTCTTGCTTTGTCCTCGACTACGGCGAACACCGTGCCATACATCGATGCAAGCAAACTCCTGGTGTCGAGTGCGGTAACCCCAACAGAGCTTGGGAGGCTAACAGGAGTCACCGAAGCCATTGCTACATCTCTTGCTAATCGTGTTTTGCGTACTCGCGCAATAGACGGAAATGGAACAACTGCAAATATGTGGGTTTTATTGGCGACGATTACAACGATTGGCCATGACAATGGCGGAGGGGTTACATTAAACATTTCGTGCGCATATGGATACGCTGAAATAAAATTGCATCTTTTATCCGGCGCATCAGGACAAATGAGCATAAGCTCTTATAGTGTAAATAAAGTGGTAAAAAAATCTTATAAAACAAGAGATTCTTATGCATACAAAATTAGTGGAACAAGTTTAGAAGTTTATTTAATTACATCAGTACAATACGATTCTTTTACTGTGCAAAACGCATGGTGCGATGGTTCATTTACATGCACTATATCATCTACAAAATTAACAACAGATCCAGGTGTTACAGTTTTAAATGTAGACGGAAACAACATCGAGGGGGAAAGAGAACTTCTACTTCCGCATTCTATTTCAGACGGGACACATAAAAATTTATTGACAATTGGAGAACTTGGAGGAACGGGCGGAGGGACTTGGGCCAGAAACCGGATGAGTGGATCATCATTTGATGGGTGGGAATGGTCAGTATTAAATAATAGCGTAGCTGCGCGTTTAACAGCGTCAGGAACTTTTACTACTAATACTGTTGTTGCCGATGTTGTCAAAGCTACATTTAAAATGTCAGGGATTTATTATGCTTTAGATACTGGTGGGACAATTTCAGATTCTTTACAATATTTTGTAAACACGGCTACATATACACAGCATAGGACTTGGACTCTTCCAACGCCTTACGCGGGCTATCCGTTAAGCATATCAAATAACGGGCCTTCAACAGCATACGATTTAATAATTACTCCCCCATCCGGGGTCACACTCCAATACGGAATTACAAATATGCATTTGATTGGTGGGGCCGCAACAGGAATAAAGGGTGTTCAGCTATTAGGTATTTCAGACACTTTGTGGGCAATTATTTCAGAATATCGCACATAAAATGTATTTTTACAGTAGGAGTTTTATATGCCAAAAGAAAATTTTGAAACGCATTTAGCATACACCAAAACCGCGCTTGAAGCCATTAGAACGGTTAATGAAACATCGGCCCTTGTTATAAGCGCATCGATTGAAAGTATTGGAAACTCGCTGCTTAAAGCATACGCGGAAATTGACGATCAGGCCCGTACAATTATGGCTTTGCAAAACCAGATCAAAAGCATGGAGGCCGCAAAGAATGACGCCCCGCAATCAGAAGTGGTATAACTGCATGGACTGGTCACGCATGATACCAGCGTTTGCCTTATCCCTGCTTGCAGGCTCTGGATCTAGCGTGGGCATGGATGCTTATCGGCAGAAATCCGAGGCGGCAACGATAGGCATATTGCTAGACCGCCTGGACAGCGTATCGTCCCGCATAGACCGAGTGCAGCAGACCGTATCTCGCATGGATTCAGCGGTCAGAAATATTGAGTCTTGGAAAATAATTGCGCAGCGGAAACAAGACTCGATTGAAATACGAAAACAGATTTTGTATGACATACAACATGGAGAATAAAAATGATTTATCCAGGAACTAACATTGTTGGAAAATACAATCCGGTTCATGTAACCGGAAACTACACGGCAAAAACAGGAGCAATTGTTTTTGCCGTGGTTCCAGACCCTACAGCAACTGTAAAAGCTGTTGCATACAACACATCAGATGTGAGCATGAGTTCTGACGGTACAAGCTCTGGGTCAGGCGTTGCAAAAGTATCTGCTTTTTATGGAGTGTATTCTTCCGTTGCTGTAACTGCTGGATCAGTGGACGTCTACGAGAGAGACCTTTAATATGGCTCTAGGACTTGGCCTTGGATTCGGGATCGGTGGAGCTGGTGTTAAAGTCCAACCAGTAGGCACCCTCCCAGCAGACGGCAGCTCGTCGCCTATGGTGATGTACAATGGAATGGTATACTTGTGGGTTGGTGGATCGTGGGAGCTAGCGTCAAGCGTACCAGAAGATGCGCTGTGGGATATTACAGGCACATACGTACTGTGTGACAAAACTTACAACATTTTAACAGAGGTCTAGGATGTCTACACCATTGAAGAAAAGAATTGGATTAACCATACTGGATAGGCTGATAAGAGTTGGCACGTTTGGAGATAGCACTTCTGTCATTTCTGGATCGCCTATCTGCCCATTAATATACCCGACTGATACCGTTAACTCTGTTACGTTGGATCTGACTACATCTGATACAAGCCCGCAACATCAATATATTGATGATATTTTGTGGGTGGCAGATGGTGGTATCAGCGGGCAGAATATAACCAAGATGCTTAATAGATCATCTAGCGCATATTCCACGACTAGAAAAAGCATCCTTGATGTGTTAGAACAAAAGCCAGATTTTGTTTTACTACACGCCGGATCAATCAATGACAGATCATTAATCGTAAATGAATCAGGGAATGAATTGCTGATTACGAGCATGATTGAGGCTCATTTAGAGATTGCGAGAATTTTTGTAGAGTCAGGTGTTACAGTCTTAGATAGCGGGCTTCTTGGTTATGATAATTCCGGAATTAGCGCCGGATTGCTACAAGAGCGAAGGTCATGGATTACACAATTAAATGCAGCAGTTAAAGCCGAAAGTGCAAACCACGACAATTGGGCCTTTATTGATGTTAATGGTGTTATATCTACAAATGGTCAATTTTTAACAGGGATGAGCGCGGACGGAATACATTTAACCGCGCTTGGCGAGAAGACTCTTGCAGATCTGGAAATAGAAGAAATACGATATAGGTTTGCTTCAAAGTTGAGCTACCCGATAATTAATGATTCCCTGTATCGATTTAAAAACCCATCAAGCGATATTCCGTTGGGCTATACACTGAAAAATAAAGGATCGAGCACCTTTTCAGGAGAGAATACAACCGCATCGAAATTTTCATTCACGGTAACAGCAATCGCAGATAATGCGTCTTTTGCTGTCGAATTCCCATACCAATCCATCGTCGCAGCCTTAGGGCTTCCTGTTGGTACTTGCGTGTTTGCGAAGTCAAGAATACGTGGCCCATCCGTACCTATGATGCTAGCATTCCGTTTCGACGAGTATACGGCAGACAATTCCGGTAGAGTGATCCACGGTGCGCAGAAAGCATACTGGGACGGTAGTGATAAAATTATGAGGATGCAGTATACCGTGTCGAATACTCTATCAACAGCAGGGAATTATTCTTTGTGGTGTCTTTTAATATCCGGATTGCCTGTTGGGGTGTACTCGTTTACTTTGTTTCCGGATCTATTTTACAAGATAAACTAGCATGAACTACCGACTGAGGACGCAATGAAGGTACTGAGAGTGCAGAGCACGGATATTGATCTGCATAGCACAGCTTGGGGTTATGCGTGGCAACAAGTATGAAACTACTTTGGGTTAATCAGTCTCACCGAGTAGAAATTGCTCCAGTCCGTGGACGCTTGGTAGAGCTAGTCTCGCGGGTGGATAAGACTTTTGTATGTGATGATGGCGCACACAAGCTTACAATACTACCTGGCTTCTTGTATAACCAGAGATCCGGCCCTCCTGAGCTTGATAGGATTATCCCTTACTCGGGAACACAAGAAGAAGCAAGCGTTTGGCTATCACATGATGCAGGCGGGTACCCGGATACCTGGAGTGCCGAATGTGCAAACCAAATGTTGCGGCAAGAATTGATTTTGATTTGTGGATACTCAGAGTCATTAGCAAATGCCGCATACAAAGTATGTTCTGCTACATCTAAATTCTGGAAATCTGATTCGTGGGAAGAGACAGACAAACAATGGCTTTGCAACAAAGGTAAAATAATCTACACATGGAGTCCAAAATGAAACTATCTGGATATCGCACATACATTTCAGCAGGTGCCGCGTTAGTCGCAGAAGCGGTTGGGATCGCATCGTCCAATATGGATGCAATTGCACACTACATTCCGGCCCAGTACGCCCATATATCAGCGATGGCGCTTACTTTTTTGGCTATGGTTTTTCGCTCAATGGCAAACCAAAAGATCCAATCCGCATACAATAAGGGTTTGGAAGAAGGCGCGGGAATCAAACAGCATATCCAGGATATCGAATGAGCATACAACACGCCCAAGCAATCAAAAGCTGCAAAGAATTTTTCAGCATTCGAGAATTGATGCCGCCAGATTTGGTTGGCAAATTTTCAGAAGAAATTTTATGGAAACAGATCGACACTGACTTGTTGCTTGCTCTCGCATGGGTTCGAGCAGAATACAACGATCAGATCGTTATTAACAACTGGTCGTTTAAGGCTCCGGGAACCTTAAAATATTGTGGATTTCGCCCGTCATCTTGCAGCGAGGGAGCCGTGCTGTCTGGTCATCGTCTCGGTAAAAGCGCAGACTTGCACGCAAAAGACTTAATTCGGCTTCTGGAAATTTGTATGCGATGCCCGTACATTACAGAGGTCGAGGATGAGCGCGACACACCGACATGGGTGCACATTTCAGTGCGAGCCCACGCGGGGGACGGCGTTAGAGTCGTTAGGGCGTAACCGATGGCATGGAGGTTTTGCTGCTTGGGGCGGGCTCATGCAATAAAGCCCAGGCACCAACATCGATCTCTTGCTATACGGATTTCCACGAGAAGCGTAAAAATTACGCGGTTTGTTTCGCAAACAGAGGCCTTTTCTCTGCGCGAAATCCCCATGATGGTGATGCGTTGTGTGCATTCGGACTGAGTAATTTGTGCGCAATCACCAGTTTCCAAAGAAGGAATCCAGCAAAATAACACTAATCCGAACACATCTGATATGGTAAAAATCATGCGCAAGTCCTCAAATCCTATCGATTCCGGCAAGGAACCGGAACAGGTCGGAGATGGATTTCCGTTTCAAGATTTTTACCTGCGCATTCAACATTTCGTTTTGCGCGTCGGATACGCGGACGGAAATGTTGTGTGTCTTTTTTTCTTTTTTCATATCATTCTCTTTTTTCAAGCGGAAACCATTTTCCGCCGCTCAGAAAATATTCGATCCCTGAAAATTTGTGGCGCATTCCGCTTCCCGGAATCTGAAATCGCGGTCGATGCTTTTTGCGAGCCATGGTATGCAGCGAGAAAAGGAAAATGAACTCTGCGAACGCAGCCAGGCCTAGTCCTAGAGCGACTATTCCTACGGAGAGTAAGACGAGAATAATTATCGACATGATTTTTGTGCTCCTAAATGTTGGTTAAAATTATCCCGCTTGGGGGAGTCGAAACCCAGAATCCGGTAGCGGTTTGGATTACCAGATCAAATAAAATCCGGTCCATCCGTTTTCGTCTGTTTCGACCGCGACATGGCTAAAGTCCTTGATGTCGTGGTTTGTGTCAGCGCAAGCATCTTTAACCAGATCGAGATCCTCTGTGCCAAGATCTTCGATTTTGCAAACGGAGTCAAAAACCACATCTTGCAAATCATCCATGTCGCAAATCATCGGACCGGCACATCCGTTTCCCCTGTCGTTTCGGATTACAGATAAGCCTTGGTTTGATAATTCTTCGATGCGGGAGTCGATGGTGTCGATTGTGATTTCTTGGTCGTTCATCTTTTTATCTTCCTTTCGCCTTTGAGCGGTCTTGCTGTCGGCTATGAGGATAATATAGCTCAGAAAAAAGCAAAAAGCAAGGCAAATCGTTGTGCCGTATATTCCAAATGATAGTGAGAAATTGAGCTAATTTCGCTATTTCTTGAGGATGTTTAGCTTTTTACGCAATGCATACCGCACTACATATATAGTGTCGGCCCGGATCTAGGTCTGGCCGAGGCTTCCAGATCGCGGAAATATGGGCGATCCGGAGATTGCGCACAAAGCATTTTTTTAGGTCTAGCATACAACATTCCTTTGCGCGATAAGAAATTCTGAAAATCGAGCAAGCGTTTCCATTTCGTTTGGGGTCAGCTTATTCAGGGCTCTGATAATTATGTCGCGCTCTGCCGACATTCCAGTATCGCTCCTTGCAGTTCTGAAGGCTCCACCCCTAAAGCTTGGCTCAACTTTTGGAGCATTGCTGGAGTTGGTGGCCTGGTGGCATTCTCAAGTTGCGATATCGCTGCTTGAGCAATTTTTGCGTCTCGCGCCAATTCATCTTGCGTTTTTCCTTTCTTGACACGGGCTGTCCGTAAGTTTTCAGAAAAAATACTCATACGATTCCTCTGATCTTAAATTCAATTACCCAGACCCAAGGGTTTTTCCGAAACGCGCCTTCGCCTAGAACCTACCGTGCCAAGATGTAGCCTTCGGTGGTGTCGGGTTCATTGGCTGTTAGACTACACTGTCAAGTTTTAGTACAAAGTATTTTTTACCTGTTTCAGCTCCCCACTCTTTTCGACCTTCGTCAATTACGCATGACCGTAATTTGCAAATAATTGTTGGAGCATTTTTCGAGTAGCCGTTTCTAAATCGAATATGAGTGTGTTCCTTTCCGCAAATTCTAGACTTCCAATAATCCTTAATCTCACGGTATTCCTCTTTCTTTTCTCCAGAGGAAATCATGTCGAACCATTTCTTTTTAAGAGTCATTTCAAGAATTTTCATCATGTTCCTTGTGCTAGTCTAACGCCTAGTTTTCCTGCATCGCAGTTTACAACCCATGTACGAGACACCTTGCGATGTCAGGTACAACGGTTGTTAGACTTTGTTTATTTTGAATTCGTTTCTGGATCATACTCCATACAGGTTCATACTCAGGCCAGTCACTTTCAACGACCACGCTACGTAGAACTGGTTTTTTATCATTGAACCTACCAACAGCTACCTTGTTAAGTAGAAGGTTTAAAATCCGGTGTTCAGTGGGTGAAAGATAGCTGTCAACATCCTTTCGTTTCGCCACATAGTATCGTAGTTCTCTCTCAAATCCCATAAGTTCCTCCATAAGCCTAACATATCGTTATGTTTAATTTTCGTTTGATATTCCGGTATTTCCGGCTATATCGCGCGGGGCTTCCTGTCCCGTACATTTTTTAAAAATCGATCAAAATTTGTTGGACTCCATCTAGTTTTGTATTTTCTTTTATTGAGTTTTCCTATTAAACAAAGATTCCAGCGCTTCACAAAAAAGTCTCCGCTTTTGCTTTTCATTTCGTAAACACTGCCTTCACTTACGATTATGCGTACAACCTGCATTTGATTTAGGTACATGCACTATCCTCCTCAACCGCCTCTCTTACTCTGCGAATAAGAGATTCAATTTTTGGTTTGGATTCATCCAAGGCCACTTCGATGTATGGAAATGCTTCGATGAGTAAATCTTTCAACTCTTTGTGTCTTTGTATTAGTACGCACAAGCTTCCTATTCCAGCAACAGCTGCGTTTGCATGATCCAAAGCTTCACGATATTTCTGCTCGTAGTATGTCTTTTTCATTGTTCCAACCATTCCTTTGGAGAAAAAGCCTCGTCCAAAGCCTCGTCCAAAGCCTCGTCCAAAGCTTCATTCAATGCCTCCGCCTCTTCCTTTTCGTCTCGCTCAAGGCTTCCTTTAATCCATGCGCGTACAACTTCCAGATCGTGCGCGTTTTGTTCTTCGATGGTCATTTCTTTTTCAGACATAGTATTCTCCTTTGTGTGTAATCAACAGTTAGTGACAAGAAATTCAGAAAATTTTGCGAGTATGTTCAAATTATTTGGAGATAATCTATTCATGTTTATCAGCAAAATTTCACGGTCCACAGAGATGTCAATATTAGCTTCCGTCAGTTCCGAAGGCTCTACCTCTAAAGCTTCGGACAATTTTTGGAGCATTGCAGGTGTTGGTGCCCTTATCGCGTTCTCAAATTGGGAAAGAGCCGCCTGGGTAATACCAGCATCTTTAGCCAGCCCACCTTGCCTCTTACCCTTTTGAATTCTAATCTTTCGTAAATTTTCAGAAAAAACGGTCATATTTTACTTCCTTTTGTGTGTTATCGGAAAAGGCGGCTCTTGCACCGCCCTGAGTGCTAATGATTCCGGCTATTCCTCTGCGGCTTGTTTGTCAATCCAGTCCGCTACAATCGGATCAATCGTTTCTCCCTCTTTCCACGGGCGGAAAAAGCGAGACGCAACAGAAATCTCTCTCTCACGCATAGTGAGATCAGTGTCGCTTACAACTGACACCCCTTGGATCAAGATATCTTCTACTCCGCAACTCACCCCCACTTCGTCATCATGAAATAATGGATTTGGGATGCGAGCGACAACCTTTGCGGGCTGACCGGGCAAAGGAAATGTGTATGCTGTAGTGGGTTTTCCATTAGACGGATCGAGGAAAAGAATTTCCTGGGTAATAAGGTCTCCCACTTGAAACTCCTTTTGCAGAGGTCGAATATCTTTTGCGTGCAGCACAGAAAGAATATCCTCATTGCAAAGGTCGCGCACATTTTTCTTGTACTTTTCCTTTCTTCCTGTTCCAAAACAAGACAACAACTCTTTATTAAGCATGTAAGCAAACATTGTATCTCCTTTTCGTCCTATTCCCAAGGACATTCGGCATCGTCAGCCGACGGGGTACGGCGGAATTGCCGTGCTGCCAGGGCGTTGGCCGCCCTGTTGCCTTATTCGTAATCATCAGAACAATCAATCTACACTTGTCGTAATTGTTGCACCGTAATCAATTGTATGTCCACAATCGCCTTCATAAGCTCGGCATCAATTTTTTTAACTCTATAATCGTTTATGGCACCGTTAATCCCTTGGAGCGCACAAAAGATTACAACTAAAATAAACCAGAAATTTTCTTTCATGAAACAAGTCCTTTAAATTTTAACTTTTGTCAATTTCCAATCAAGAGAAACAGAATCTAAAGGCACTTTCCAACCATGGAAACTCCATTCGTCAAAATCTTCATCAAGATCCGGCTCTTCGTCATATCCAAACCATAAACCGTCCTCGTCCATTGCGACAAATTCCAAAATAGGTTCGTGTTTGTCTCTTTGTTTATTCTTTTCCCGCGCCGCAGCAATGGCTTCTTTCTGATTCATCTTGTTTCTCCTAGCCAATTTTTATTTTCGTTTGCTGTCCTGTTAAATGCATCTAAAACATCTTGGCTTTTAAATGTTAGATGCACAGTCCCCTTTATGAAATATCTAAAAAAGAAAAATTCGCTTTCGCCTTTCATTTCTTTGGGTCCATGCATATCGGCTTGCATTGACGCTTCGATAGTCGATATGTCAGAATATCTTTTCCCGGTCAGCCAGCAGCAGGCTTTGTCAATGTCCTCATAATCTTTAGCCCTTGAAAAATTTATATGCATACCGTTTTTAGACCAGTCTGGTTCTACCCAATTTGGCAGAATGACTTTTTTCCCGCAATACCAACTTTTGTTTGTTTTCCAACCTTCCGCATTTGCTACGCGGTTAAATTCGTGGTAGCGAGTAAATAGATCAAATACATCCACAACAGCTTTTTTCATTGTATCGCCAGCATTGCCAATAATCGCTTGCACCACCGCAGATATATTCGCCTTCGTCAATGGTAGGTGTCCGGCCTTTTCAATATTATCTTCTAGAGACCTCTTGACACCACTTGTCATTATACCGTCTAGATTTAGTCCCGATAAAATCTTTTTCCATGCGCTCATATTAAGCTGGTCCCGAAAGTCATTGCACCGCATTTGCGTACTGCCTCCACCAGAAAAAGAAGACAACGCCATTTGGTGTATGTGCTCTAATCCTAATCCAGAGCATCCCTCCGGGCAATATTTCTCGGCCAATTCGGAACCGTAAAAACTTAGCTCTTCCATTGACCGCATGAAATTTACAAATGCATTTCTGGTCTTTTCGTATAAACGAATAGACGCGCCTAAATGATCTATCTGCGTAAGCGCTCCGCTTTCAGATGATTCAATCGACGCATCTAAAACATCTTCTTTTTCGTCCACAATATCAAAATGAAAATCTAATGGATCATTGTCTTGCTTTGGCTTAGACAGGCGGACGATTGCAATTTCTACATTTGTTTTTCTTTCCGCCGTAGCAAAAGGACGCTTTACAAACTCAATGCTACCGTGTTCATGGATTAAGTCTAAAAGGTCTTTACGCCGCTTCGTGCATGGGTTATTGATGGTCTCAGCATTGAGAATGCACACAATATTACCACCACTTCCAACGACATCCCAGGCATGGAGCAGATGCAAATCTCCATTGGAAAATGGAGGATTCATGGCGATTAAATCAAAATGTTGGTCCGCTTGATACGAAAGAAAATCATATCCTAAGATCGGGTATCCTTTAGCCATTAATATTTTTTGCAAGTCAAAGTTTTTTTCAATGACTCGAATCCTGGCGTGGTTTCTTTTTTCCCCATAGCCGCGATCATGATATGAGCATATGTAGTCCGCAATATCTCCTTTGCCCGCGCTGGGCTCAAGGATGGTCCATGATGGAGGCAAAACATATAATCCATGATGCGCGGAATCGCGATACGGATCAATCATCCGTTTAACAAGACTCAATGGCGTTGGAAAAAATTCTGGGTCAAACATACAAATTACTTCCGGCTTAAAAAAATGAATAGCAAACAAATTATTGTAGTAGGAACAGAAATAGAACTATCAATCCAATGCGATTGGATATACGCTATGTAATCATCCTTTCCCAAAAAATCCTGGACCAAAGAAAAAAAGCATGAGCAAGTCATAAATCCGCGAATAAAACTTGATGACATCAAAAAATCAATTAATTTCATACAATTTATCCTTCCCGTTGTTTAATCTCGCCGAATACTCATCGTCATAAGCGTTAATGTTTCTTAACATTTCTCCAACTAATCCAGCTTCACTCCAAACAACAATCATCGAAGGAATTCCGCAAGATTCAATAAATTCTCCTTCTTGCTCCATCACCTCTTCTCGCTGTTCTTCTTTTATGCATCCCAGTTGCAGCGCTTTATCAAAAAACTGTTGTGCGTATTTGCAGTCTTTAAATTTCATACAGCCTCCTGTTTCACATAAAGAATTACAGTCTCGCCAGGAAATTTCTCCATGTCGTCAGGGCATCCTTCGCGGATTATATGGACGACATCGACATCAGTTTTAGGGACTAAAGTGCACGCGCGGGCAATAACTTGACAGAGATATGCGACATCATCAAAAATATCGACTATAGCGACATTTTTTTTTGCCCTTAACGGCGCAATCATGTTTGCGACTAACAAAAACCCTTCGCCCTCAATAATCTCGGTGTTTGCGAGGGTGCCTGCATATTGCGTTTTTCCGCTTCCCTGCATCCCGCGAATGATCGTTAATTTAGGCATCTAATACTCCTTTTTAAAATTTATTTTTATTGCCCATGGTTGGAGTCGAACCAACATAAACCACCAGATTTTTGCCGAATTGAACGGCGTACTAGGATGCAATCCTAGGCGTCTACCATTCCGCCACATGGGTTTTGCTTTTGGGCGGGCTAATGCAAAAAGCCCGGAACGCACATTCGATCTAGCGCCAAACGGCGGTCAACGCCAATGTATTGTCGATTATCTCCGCAAAAACCTTTTTTGCAGATATGGGGTGGGCCGGAATAGTAATCCGGCATAGAGGCGCGCTTGTATTGGCGCGCCATATCATCTATTGGGGCGTAGCAAATAAGCCTAATGCGTAAAATGTCGTAGACAAAAAATGACATTTTTTCCCTAAATTAATCGATCCACATACATAGCCGGAGGGAGACCAGCCTCCGCGCGCAACTCGCGATCATATTCCTCCGGGCAATATTTGTTTTTGGTGCCGCATCCGCATGGGCAGACAAAGTTTTCTTCTTCATTGCGGGGAGGCCTTTTCTTTTCCGGCTTCCGTTGTTTTGAGGTTGCGGCCGACCGTGAGCGCGATGTAACTAGCCGAATCTCCCCCTTCTCTTCTGCCGACGCTAAATCGCGAATCGTCATCCACCATGCGCGCGTTACGCCTAGAGCCGAGCGGGCCGTATCGATTCCGCATGTATTCGCATTGCAGTAATTCAATACATCGCGAACTGTTTTTTTGTCCTTCATTTTGTCTCCTTCTGAACAAAATATATAAATATTTTTTGCTCTTGCGCAAAAATAAACTATCTTTTTTGCATGGATTTTGAATCGCTAATAAGCCTGTCAGGCCTTGATATGCAAGGCTTTGCAAGCAAATGCAAGATAAGCGCATCTACTATAAGTAGAATTGCTTGCGGAAAGACAAAGCCGTCTTTTGGTACTTTGTGCGCAATGTCCCGCACGCTAAACTGCGACATAGATACGATCATGAACTCACTCAAAAGGAAACAAAATGGCATATCTGAATAAGGTTCTCCTGATTGGAAACCTCGGCAAAGATCCCGAAATCCGCATGATGCAAAACGGACAGAAGCAGGCGCGTTTTTCTTTCGCGACCTCGGAGCGATTTAAGGACCGGACTACGGGGGAATACCGGGACCGCACCGAATGGCACAATATCGTAGCTTGGCGCACGGGAGCCGATTTGATCGAGCAATTGGGAATTCACAAAGGAACCACCCTCTACATCGAGGGTCGCATCATCTATCGCTCCTGGGATGATCCTTCCGGTCAAAAGCGCTATCAAACCGAAATCGAACTGGATCGTTTCCAGATCCTCACGCCCCGCGCTGCTCAGACTCAGCAGAATCATGCAGAGGATGACGATCAGAGCGGAGAGGCGGGCAACACACAAAACGCCGACGATTTGCCTTATTGATAGGGGCATTACAATGGACTACGCTAGAGATTATGACGCATATCTTGAGCGCGAGACTGAGCGCTTGGACGCTCCATCGCCCGGAAAAATTATTTGTCGCGAGTGCTTTGGGGATGGCTGCGATGCTTGCGGAGACACGGGCGAGGTAGACGATCCGAGCGAGAGGGATTATTATGGAAAATGACCATACAATATCGCACATATCTATGTTGATGTTGCAAGAAGCTGCTGATATTGTGAATGAAACCATTCAATCCAGAAAGGATGGATAATGATAATTACAGAAGGCGATTTAGGAGAAAAAATATTTATTCACCGCGATGCTGTTGGAATGGACATTTTTCGCTGGTTTCTTAAAACATATCCAACAAGAGATGTCGAATATACTGATTTGATGTTGCGCCTCAGAAAAGACGGACGAATTCGTTGGATTGAATGGGTGCATGATAATTTTCCGCAGAACGAAGTGAATTTAGATGTAATGAAAGATTTTATTGCAGCAAGAAGCGCGTTATACGACCATGTTGGAATTCGACACGGAGATGATCTTTTCCAGTCTGTCGAAGATTTCGCTATCGAAGACTACACTCGCGCTTTTTGGACCCTGCTGGATGATAATATTACTTTTCATGAAGACGAATCGTATAATTATCATTGTTTTCGATTGCCTCTTTTTCAAGGGAAAAAGATTTTCCGTGGAGAAAAATTTTCCATGGGCTTGATAAATGTTCGCAGGCCCTGGGAGATGGTCAACAATTTTCGATTGGCCATTTTTAGCAACGAGAATGAGAGACCTCATCATGACTCAGACATCAGTGATGTTCGCAGGGTTTGAATTGTCCAGTATAAATAGAATTAATCAGTCACACACAAAAGAAGGAGAACACAATGGAAAACATTGAGCCACTAATCGTCACTGGATTTCATGCGCGCAACATCATGGCTATTGAGGAGTTTTCCCTCGTGCCAGGAAAGGTTACGCTTATTGAAGCACCGAACGCAAAGGGAAAGACCTCGCTCATCAGTGGATTTGAATCTCTCTTTCGGGCGGAGCTTCGGCAGTAAAGATCATGCGCAAAGGCGCTACGGAAGCCGAGCTTGCCATCGAGCTTTCAGATGGTCGGAGCTTCGTAAAAACCGAGGGAGAAAAAGGAACGACATTTTCAGCCTTTGACGCGCACGGGAAAAAGATGGATCGCCCGGTTGCCGAAATGGAAAAAGTATTTGGCGGGCACATTAAAAATTTCCGTGCCGCGAACCCCGTTTCCTTTTTGCTTGCGGACAAAAAGGAACGGCGCGAAATCTTGCTGAAAGCCCTTCAGATAAAGGTTGACAATGAACGGCTTATGCGGGATGTTGGATGTACTCTTGCTGATGACATTCCTATTTATGAGGGATTGTCTGGTCTACGGAAAAACTTTTTTGCGGAACGAACGCCGATAAATGTGCGAAAGGAAATGTTGGATAAATCTAGCATTGATCTTTCTGCCACTATTCCGCCAGAGCCAGAAGGAGGGACTGGAGATGTCTCGGAAATGAATGCAAAGCTACAGGAAATAAATTCTGAAACGCAAGAAAAGATTCGCGAGATAAACGCCTATGAACGGAAGTTGCTTGATGAGGCGCGCGCAGCACACAACATTGAAGAGGCCGCAAATAAGAAATCATCTGAAGAAATCGACGATCAGATCCGCGCATTGCAGGAAAAGAAGCGCGTATTGGCGAACGACCTGCAAGCAAAAAAGACTGAATGGGAAAACGCGGACAATAGTATTGCGCGCCGGGCTCAATTAGCTCGGGAATCCGCAAAACAGAAAGAAGAGGAAAAGGCTTTTCCGATCAAGTCCGCCTTGAAAAATGCCGAGGCGGTGATTAAGGCTGCGGCAAACCGACAGCAATTGATCGATATTATCGCAAAACAGGTCTCGGAGTCGAAAGAATTAGGCGAGAAGGCGGATGCGCTTACCGAGAAAATGCGCAAGATTGATGCGTATATGAGCGACATTATTTCCAGCATTCCGATTTCTGGTTTGTCTGTAAACGACGCTGATGTCTTTATTGATGGAATTGAATTTGACAATGTGAATGAGGCTGAAAAGATTCGTCTTGCTTTTGAAATTGCGCTTATGCACATTTCTGACGCACAAGTGAAATTCATTTTTATTGATGGAGCAGAGCGCCTTGATGCGGGTAACTTTAAGGCTTTATGCGCGCGGGCAAAGAAACTGAATGTGCAATGCTTGCTAACTCGCGTACCACAAGATGAGCTTGTGCGTAATATGGAGGTACGGAAACTATGAGCGCCGTAACCATTGAGCAAACAAACGAACAATATCATTCTGACCAATCTGCAATAAGCTCTAGCATGGTAAGGGATATCACATATCCAAATATGCCAATTGATTATTGGTATAAGCACGAGCGTTCGGATCGAGTTAAAAACAAACCAACGGAAGATATGATGCTTGGTACGGCACTTCATGCGAAAATTCTTGAACCGGAGAATTTTGAAGAACAAGTCGTCGTTAGAGGAGATGGTGTATCTGGATTGACGAAAGAAGCGAAGGCCGAGAAAGCCCTAGCTATGGCGCAAGGGAAGGCTTACATTACGGACAAAGGACTTTTGAATGTAATTGGAGCACGCGATTCAATTTTTCGTCTAAAATACGGAAAGCTTATGGCTGCTGGATTAGGTGAATCAGAAAAGTCGATTTATTGGGACGAAGAAATTGAGGGAAATGTTGTTCGTTTAAAATGCCGACTGGATCGTTGCTTTGCACCCAGCAGTTTTTTCCCGAATGGACTTGTGATTGAGATTAAAAAATCAGAGAGCGCTAATCCAGAAAAGTTTGAGAAGCATTCTTGGGACTTTGGATACCATATACAAGAAGCCTTTTATCAAAGAGGTTTTGAAGCTTTATATGGTACTGTTCCAGAATTTGTTTTTCTTGTCGGAGAGCTTGAGGCTCCATACAAAGCGACTCAAATAAAACTTTCTGATGAATTGGTCAATGAAGGATGGAGCTTGTGCAAGAAAGGCCTAAGCGACATTTTGCGATGCCGCGATACTGGAATATGGCCTGGGTATTGTCGAGAAGATGAGATTGAAGAAATCTCTATTCCGGCGTATGAACGCAAGAAGATACAATGGAAAAACAAAAAACTGTAGGAGATGTTTTATGTCAATTATTTTTGATCTTGAGAAATACACACAATTGCACATCAATAAAGAATCTGAGCGTTGGTTTCAAAAAACATTTGGATCATCAAAGGCTTCTTCGCAAAAGATTATGTTGGAAATGTTGGAATCTAATCATTCAGGGTGGGCTAAAAAATTTATTTGCGCAATTGGAGATGATGGATCGCTTAATATCATTAACGGCAATATAGAGCTTGACCAGCTTTATTGTACTGGTTCGATTCGGGTCTATGGAGATGTAAAAGTACGCGGAGATATAATCATTGGAGGACGCATAGGTGTAAGGCCTCGACTCAAAAATCGAGGAGACCTTTACTGCGGAAGAGACCTTTGCGCAAGCAGCGTGTGCACTTATGGGACTCTTTTTTGTGATGGAAACTTGGTCTTATCGGAGGACATACATTCGTTTCTTGATGTTACTGCATGCGGGAAAATAGAGGCAAAAGATATTTATGTCGGTAATATGTTTTATGACCAAACTATTTATAGCAAAAAGAAGCCAGAAAATATTCATCGCGGAATCTGGAAGAAGTTAATTCAATAGGAGATGTTTTATGTCGATTAGAATTTACACACTGAACTCTTTAAATGCACCACTCGGTCTTATTGTGTGGTTTTACATAGGGAGTTTGTATGCATGAGACAACAGAAGGGTCTAAAGAATATTCAGACATTTTTGTTTTTACCCGCGTAAACAGGTTGTTAAAAATATGGATGCGAGAAAATCAATTAAGCGAAAACAAACCCGCTTCCGAAAAAAGCCTCCAATACGCTCGTGGATTGTGGAGGATAATACACTTTATCAGGGATGTAAAATGAAAACAAACGACAAGCTGTCATGGGGCGTTATTATCGCTGCAATAATCTATTTTACATCTATGGTGCTCCGTGCCTATCTATGAGGTGTCAGCGGAAATGTATGATCCGTTTGATCCTGCGACAACAAGGCACGGAACCGGAGAAGGACGGCATCCAGACTTGGCAAAACAAGACTTGTATAAAAAGTTTCCTGACACTTGGAAATCTCGGGGAATAATTTTTACCGTCCGCGAAGCAAGGACAAGCCGCCACTGCACACAAAACAGAATATTGACATGGAGATAACATGGATGAGAAACTTGGTTCAGTAAAAAAACGGGGTGGTAACCAATCGAAGGAACACACAGAGTTAAAGAACAGGATTATTGATGCAGCGAATAGAATTGATGGATGTTTTGTGTGGAACAATCCTACATCGGCTATGCCTGTTGATGATCGCTTTATTCGATTTGGAACGCCCGGGGCTCCTGATATACTCGGAGTTGTTTGTGGATCAGCGATAGCTATTGAAGTAAAGACGGGAAGCGCTATACAATCAGAAGCTCAAAAAAGATGGATGAATACTTTTAAAGAAAATGGAGGACAATATCATGTTGCGCGCGATGTTATTGTAACCATTTGCTGGTTGCGCAGCATATGAAAAACGGAAAAGCTACTCCGAAAAGCATGAGCGAAACCTACAAACGGTTTATCGCTTTGTTTCAAGATTTTTCATGGCCGAGAACCAAACGCGGGGCGCATTGGATATGCTCCCAACTAGGAGTTAAATACACCACTGTTATTCAATGGAGATCAAGAGGAATAACTACACACAACATTCCGTTGTCAAAACTGATAAAACTAGAAAAGGAATTAAACCGTAACCCTCCGAAAGATGTGTTACAGGTTCGTTATCTAAAACAAAAAAGGATGTCGAATGTCATTTGACGCTTTGGCGGTTAAAAACACCGCGCGTGGAAGATGGCGGGAGATACTGACCTCAATGGCCAAGGTTCCAGATTCGTACCTGGTTAATCGCCACGGCCCATGCCCAAACTGCACCAGCCCAGAACACCGCGCGGAATCTGACCGTTTTCGTTTTGATGATCGAAACGGAGACGGAACATGGTACTGCAATCAATGTGGAGGGAAGGAAGGCCGGGGTGGTGGCGGTGACGGATTTTTGCTTATAATGCGAATGACTGGATGGGGTTTTTCCGATACGGTTAATGCCGTTGGAAACTGGCTTAACGGAATTGATCCAGAACATGACATGCCTCGCTGGAAATCTCCTGTTTACAAAGAGCCTGAAAGACCAATTGATACATGGACTCCGATTATACCAGTTCCTTCCGAGGCCGATACAATAAGAGTAGGGATTGCGCACAAAATATGGAATCCAAAATATGTATCATCAAATGGGGAAATTGGTCGTTGGTCTGAAATAACTCCATCGCATGTTGCGAAAATAATTGACACCAAAAAGGTTATGCATGGTGTTGTTGTTCGCTTTGAACTTGTGGAGAATGATAAGCGAAAGAAGTTTCCTATTCAGTGTTGCTTTTGCGCCAACCGCGAAACCGGAGAGACCAGGTGGGTTATGTGTGGCATTCCCGCTCCGAAGCCTCTGTATGGGATAGATTCGCTAAATGACTGCACTCATGCATTAGTCGTACTCGGAGAGCGCAAGCGAGATCTATTGCAGGAAAAACTTGAGTTTCCAGTAGTGTCTATAGTAGGAGGCGATGGAGCAGTAAAAGCCAATGATTGGTCTCCTTTGGTTGGCAAGATGGTTTGTGTGTGGCCTGACAATGATAAGAGCGCATGGACTGCGGCGCAACGCATTTGCGACATATTGGGTCATGAGAACACTTGTGTGTTACGACCTATAAAAGGAACAGAACCGAAATGGGATTGTGGAAATGCGATAGAGAGCGGATGGACTGATGACCAGATTTTGGAGTACATCTCAACGACTAAGGAGGACCCTGGATTCCCTTTTGAGCTTTCCGATTACCCGATAGCGGAAGAGGTTCTGCCTGATTGGGTAACCGATGATTTTTCCGTTCCTCAAAAAGTAGAGGTCTTGGAAATAGAGCCAGACAAGGAAAAAAGGAAAGCTAAAGACGAAAAATTTGTTTCGCGAGCAGAGGAGATTCGCTTATCGGTTAATCATGGGGATCCGATAGAATATGTTTCAAAACACGCGAGAATGGAGTTAGAGCAATGGCCGGATGTTTTAGAAGGAAAAAAGAAACTTGTTAAATTGAACACAACATTGAATTTTAAAACTCTCATGGATTTTTATGGAGTGAGTTTTAAGTATGACATCTTAAAAAAATCTATTGAAATCTCCATTCCTGAACTGAGCACAACGGTGGACAATTCCGCTAATGTGCAGCTTGCTTTTTTGAAAAATATTTGCCATACAAATAATTTTTCGACTTCTGAGGTGGACCTATATACAAAATCATTAGCTGATATAAATGCAGTAAACCCCGTAGCAAATTGGATAGATTCGTTTGTATGGGATGGAAGGGATAGAATTAGGCAGTTGCTTGATACTATTGAGACTCCAAGCCCCCAGATGCGCGATTTGTTGGTTACAAAGTGGCTAGTCCAAGCGGTCGCCGCGCTTTATCAGCCTCCTCCTTTTTCGGCCCACGGGGTCTTGGTTTTCCACGGAAAGCAGGGCAAGGGAAAGACATCTTGGGTTAAGCGATTACTTCCAAAGCACCTTTCGTTTGGATATATCGCCGAAGGCATTAGTCTTGATCCAACCTTGAAGGACTCTGTTATTGGAGCTATACGAAATTGGATTTGTGAATTGGGAGAGCTTGAATCAACAATGCGCCGCGACCTGGCGCGCCTTAAAGCATACATCCCCAAGTATTATGATGAACTTAGATTGCCCTACGATAGAGTCCCTTCGACCTATTTGCGCAAGACTGTTTTTTTTGCATCAGTGAATCAAGATCATTTTTTGCGCGATGAAACGGGCGATAGGCGCTGGTGGGTTATTGACACGACGAAAATTAATTATGAACACAACATTGATTTAGGTCAACTATGGTCTCAGGTCAAAAACTTGTATTTGTCTGGATTTAGATATTGGCTAAATGAAGATGAGACGGTTACATTGAATACATCTAACATTGAATGGCGCGAGGTAAACGAAAACGACGATTTGCTTGAGGATCGTTATAACTGGGACGCTCCGAAAGAACTTTGGGTAAATAAAACTGCGACAGATGTCATTATTGATTTGGGCTTGAAGCTGGATCACAAAGTGGTAACGGGAATGGGGATGGCAATGGCTCGAAATATTAACATTCCAAAAATCAGGACAAAGGGCGGCAGAAGATTATGGTCGATGCCCCCTTTGATAGTTAAAAATGCGTACAACCCGCACTCATCGAATGATGGGCTTGCATGGTTTAACAGCTAGACAACACACAAAAGAAGGAGATAAACAATGAACACAGTATATGAACAAGAAGCACTAAACGCCGTAAAGATTTTGAAAGCGTTTCACCTTGCGGAATACAAATATTCCGGTATGAACCGAGAAAGTCTTTGCCGAACATGGGTAGCAAGTGAAGGGCAGAGCTATTTTCTTTTTTCTACAGACGGAACGGTGCTTGTAAAAAAATATATTGACGCTCAATTTTGGTGGAAATTAGCTTACGGTTTAAAAATTGAATTTGGCTTTGTTATTCCAGAACAAATCTGTGAAGGAGCTTTTTTTCTTTCTAAAAAAGTTAGACAACATTTACACATGTCTTTGTTTGAAACAAAAGAAAAGTTTACTGATGTGATTCCAAATCTTAGTAATCTTTTATTGGATCGCTTTGATTGTCCGCCGGAAGAGCGTCCTTTGTTTACTTACGCAATGATCGCTCGGGCAAATAAAATCATTTCAACTTGCGGCGAGAAAAAACTGGAATTCCGCGTATGGTGGAATGGAAAACTAGGGCCTGCAAAAGTCGATTGCGATAGCCTTTTACTTTACATCATGCCTTGCAGAGACTTGCAACCACAAAGCGAAAACTAAAAGGAGATCATATGAAAAACGAACAAAAATTGACAATGAACATCCAAAGCAGCGAAATGTTTCTCGCTGAAATGGGAAGAGTAAAAATTGGGAAAAAGGGGCCTGAAAAACCTTCAAAACAAGACCCGTCAAAAATGGTTCAGTCGCCTATTAAATTTGACTTTTTTCTTATCACATCTTTGCAAAAAGATTCTGACCATAATTTCATTCCTGACAAATCCGTTATGGATTTAATGCCTAAAGATGCTGATGGGAAATGCAGGAGAATTCCTATTGCTTTTCTTTTTGATGACATTGATCTTAACATACAAAGCTCATACATGTCATATATGGGGAGAACGCTACAGTGTTGCGGAAACGGCGTTGTAGCAAACCGATATGAATTGCGCGACGGGAAGCGCGTTTCTGTGCAATCCATTGAATGCCCCTGCCCAAAAAAAGATTTTGAATATCAGGGCAAAGACAAATGCAGAAAATGCAGCAAGCTTTCATTTATAATTCGAGGTATTAAAAAATTTGGAGGAGTATATCGGTTTATCACTGCTGGAAAAAACAGCACCGATTATCTCTTAAATCAATTGAAATTTTTTAAAGCGGCTACCTGCGGGCCTATTGCTGGAATACCGTTTGATTTGGTGGTAAATCCAAAAACAGCAATGGACCCAAATGGGACATCTCAAATTGTTTATGTTGTGTCGCTTGAATATGCTGGAGATTTTGAAATGATTCGAGAAGACGCGCAACGCATCATTACATCATCGGCTCGTTACGGCGCACAAATGACAAGAATCGAAGAAGAGGCTCGTAAAATGATTGAGTCTAGCCATTCTCCTTTTGCTGAAGACTTGGGCGAGGATCCAGACGACGCAGAGTTCCACCCGGAGTCTCAGGACGGATACACAAAAGATCAGGCCGAACAACCCAGTGCGGCGGAACCGAAAGAGCCAGCGAAAGACCCGGTAGAAGAAGCAATCAAGGCTGCGCAATCCGAGAAAGCGATAAAGACTACGGAGCCAGCAAAAGCCGAAGTGCCTATTACTACCGCCGCGCAGGTAGAGCTCGTTCCAAAGGCCGAACTTCCAAAGCCTATGTCAAAACAAGCCTCTCGCGAAGTACAGACAACGCATCATACAACAAGCAACGCTCCCGCTAATGACGCGCCGCAAAAGAAGGGGTTGCCATTTTGACCGCACGATGCAGTCACGCACAAGAATTATGCTTTGGATGCCCACATTCTGAGTTACACGAATTTCGGCAAAAAGAAAGCGTGGAATCTTTGAATGGGGGATCATGCGAAGATATTTGCCACGAATACGATGGCGCAAAATGCGTTGTATGTGATGATTCAGCTTTACGACTATCAAATTGAAGGAACTCAGAAAATAAGAGAAGCATTCTCCGGCGGTGCCCGGAGAGTGCTTTATCAGTTGTCTACAGGAGGCGGGAAAACCGTTGTATTTTGTGACTTTGCTTTAGCATGTCACAATAAAGGAAATTATTGCATTATCGCTACACATAGAAAAGACCTCGTATGGCAAGCAAGCATGAGGCTTTGCGAAATGGAAATATCACATGAGCTTGTGTGTGATCCTAAAAAACGCACTTCTATAATTTCCGCTCAAATTAAAAAGTATGGTCGCTCATTTATTAAAACAAGCGCTAAGATTTTTGTAGGTACAATACAGACTATTGTAAATAGGAGAAACAGCCTTCCAAAAATGTCGTTTGTCGTATATGATGAGGCTCATCATTCCGTAGGAAAAACTTTTCGTTCGCTTGCAGAGGAAATATATTCAGAATCTTTTGTCCTCGGGGTTACCGCTACTCCCGCAAGGCTTGATGGAAAAGGCATGGGGCGCGAATACGGAGGATTGTACAATAAAATAGTATTTGGACCGCCTATGCGAGAACTTATACGCCTTGGGCGTCTTGTTCCGTGTCGCTTGTTTTTTCCTGGTAAAAAACTGGATATGCTGGGAGTTAAAATAACAGGCGGAGACTATGATTTAGAAGATCAAGAACAGAGAATAAAAAAGCAACATCCGACAATCATTGGTGACACTATAGAACAATACAAAAAGATTTGTGACCATAAAAAAACTATCGTGTTTACTCCTTCTGTGGCTATGGCTAAAGAGACCGCACAAGCTTTTTGCGATGCCGGATACAAATTCAAAAGCTTAGACGGATCAATGCGCGATGAAGAGCGAGACGCCATAAACTCTGCTATGCTGTCTGGTGATTTAGATGGCATAACATCGTGTGAGATCGTGAGCGAGGGATACGATGTTCCGCGCATTGAAGTTGCCATTTTGCTTCGGCTTACTAAATCTGACACCATGTTTATGCAGTGGTGCGGGCGGGCCATGAGAACTTTTTTGGGAAAGGAATACGGGATCATTATTGACCAAGTGGGAAACCTTCTTGAGCATTTTCCTCCTGAGGTTGAGCGCGAATATTCCCTTGCCGGGCTTGAGCGGGCAAGCGCGGAGCGATGTACTTTTATGCTTCGCATATGCCCAGAATGCAAAATGGCTTTTAAGGCCTCAAAGTTTTGTCCAAATTGCGGACATGAATTTATTTCAGAAGGAAGGCAGATTGGGCATGAGGATGGAGAGCTTGTTGAAATAACAGACATGCTAGGTCAATTAGCCGATAAAAAGAAAGCAAGGAAAGAAGAGGCTTTACGCACAAAAGAAAGGAACGAAAAGAATAGAAAAGCCAGAACTTTTTATGAACTCCTTTGTCGAGCTTTAGAAGATGACTATTCATTTTTATGGTGCATACAAACTTACCGTTCTCGCGGGCGCGAGATTTTAGCTGAGGAGCGGGAAGAGGCAAAAAGATTTTTGCGCGACCTAGAGTCTGGGGCACTATATATATATAGTGATCCCCAAAAAACAGCCTCAAAAAGGTCAAAATTCCTTTCTGAGATCGGTTGGGTGATCCGCTAAAATTGCTGTTTTTACACCGAAAATGCACTATAATTGCAACTATTCCAGATTGGAATAGAAAAAGCAAGATATTTTCTCGCTTTGCACGCGGATATAGGCTATTTTATCCTCATAGCCAGCAGAGAGCTGGCGAGAAACGAAAAAGAAGGAGAAAAGAAGATGGCTGACTATACTGGCATGGGACTTTTTGCGACGCGCTCCACCGACGGAAAAAAAATCCTGGTCCATTCCAATTTTGGCGCGGATCAGGAGATCTATGGTGATCTCTATCTCAGCGATGAGATGATGGAGCAGATCTCGGATGAGCTGGGCGATGGGGCCTATACTCTGTCGATAGAGGAGGTCTGAGATGACTGAGCAGACCTGGCACCTGACCCTGACATCGACCGACGGCTCTAGCCTCTGTCGAATCGTCGAGGGGAGCGAAGCCGACGCGCGCGCCGAGGCAGACGCGCTCATTGCAAAAAACCCACATCTGCGGCTGACCCGCATCATCGAGATCTGAGTTAACGCCGTACATCGTGGCAAATAAAATAAAATAGGAGTATTGTATGCAAGAATTTTCATGTGCTTTTTTGGGGTCTAAATTTCCCTGCTCTTGCGCAAAATGCGGGACTTCCACTACGCGGGATTGGGAGCAGGCAAAAATGATAGTCGCAAAAAATTCTGATGGAAAATGGAAAACATTTTGTGCAAAATGCGCGGGATGGACGACGAAGAACAAAATCGGATCTGGGATCGTAGGGACCGGACCAAAAACATTTAGCATTGATTTGGAGGATTAGTTTATATGCGAAAATTATTTTTACTTGCTTCTATTTCCGCGCTCGCCTTCGGCTGTTCCGTCGGCGATAGCAACGGACCGCCGGAACCCGCGATGCACGAAGGCGAGCACTACTGCTTGGTCATCGGGTCATCTGAGACGGAGGTCATCCTAGATGAGGATGTCGCGCCGGATCAGCAAACAGCCTGGGTCATCTATCCTGATGGACATCTAGGCCTGGCCAAGATCGTCTATCTCGTCGATGAGCGGGCCTGTTTCCCAGGAGGTGAGCAATGGAAGCCATAGTCTATGCTATTTGCCTATGCGCGGCTCTTGCGGCTCTAGGCCTGATTGCCTATCACATGACCGCAATGGTTTACCACGCGTTGTGCGCAATCGAGCGGTTTTTGTTTTGGATTTCCCGAAAAAAGCACCGCGCTCGAATGCAATCGATGAATTGGGTCGAGCCTACGCTATCGCTACGCGGCCAACGCCAACGCCTGTCGGAAGGCCGGAAGATCAAGTTTTAACAAACAACATAAAAAGGAGTATTGTATGCACAGTCAAAAAATGACCACGGAACAGATGATGGACACGATCCGTCAGCAACAATCCGATATTGCGGAGCTGCAAAAAGCAAAAACCGCGCTAATCGGAGTTATCAATTCGTTGCGAGACCAAAAAACAGCGCTGAATTGTGAACTAAGTGCTCTAAAACAATCGATGAGTGATTTAAAATACAAACTTTATCGTAGCGAATCAAACGCTAAGTCCGCTCCAAAAACCGTCCGCAAAATTTTGTCTCAAATCTAGGAGTTTTGTATGCAAAAAAAACCAAAAAAGGAACTCAAGGAATCGTTCACCCTCAGGCTATATCCCAGCTTGCGAACGCGCTTGGAGGCTGAAGCCAAATCGCAATGCCGATCCGCGTCGGCGCAGGTCGAATTTATTTTAGAGGCTCATTACGCACAAACGAAGGAGACAACATGAGCACCGAAAAACTAACCGATCTCCAAATTTCCATTGCGCGCACGGTCGCGCTTATGGCGGACATCAAACAAAAAACGGAGCACATGACCTGGGCCGAAGCAAGAAAAAGCGAGATAAAAATCGCCTGCATTGACCGCGGCGGACACAATATTGATCTTGCAATTAGTGAGGTATTAAAAACCCCAGAACATCGAGTGGAAATCGTTTTGTTTGTATGGCCTGGAGGCCCGGAGACCACCGAAAACTCACCTGAGTATAATTATTGTTGCGAAGTTTTCCACAGACTCGAAGAAAAAATCCGGCTTTGGCGGCAATATGAAATTATATACCAGGAGGAAAAGAAAGCTCTTTTGGAAAAGGAGTTTTGTATTCAAACGAAGGAAGGAACAAATAACGAACCGGAAAAAGATGAACTGGCAGAAATTATTGAAGACGAAGCGAACGGTATGCCTAGTTTTTACGATCAGTGGCTTTGTGCTCAATTGGAAAAACAAGATTTGGGGCCTGGGAGTGGGCCAAAAGCCTCTTAAAAATCTAACCCAATCCAGTGTTAATAGATTTTTAGCCGCTCTTTAACAAGGCGGCTTTTTTTATATCAAAAAACTAAAGTACAAGCCCAGCTTGAAGCACCTCATGCACCTATGGCAACCTGCTCAAATGTGCAGGTTTGCGCGCTAAGTCGTTGATTTTGTTGCACTTACCATACCTCATGCACCTTTTACACCTATTTCTAAAGAGTTTTTTTTGATTTTATATATATTGCCGTCTATAAACAGATTGATACTGAATCTCACATAAAATCGTTTTACCCTTTTCTGAAAACAGGCCTACGAGGTGCATGAGGTATGGTAAGTTGTTATTTTACAACAACTTGCAGTGGCAACCTGCTCAAATGTGCAGGTTTGTTAAGGTGTATGAGGTGTTTTAGAAAGTTCAGATTATTTATGTTTTTTATGCTGTTTTCTGCTTGAATGTGCACTAATATTTAAAAACACAAAAAACACAATCTAAATCTATCAACAAATTTATGTAAAAAATCAGTTTAGTTTACATAATGTATTGAGTGGTGTTAGAAAAGTGTTTATAGATGTTGATAGATTGATTTGCGCTGGAGAAATCCTTACTGGAAAGCATCAAAAGCCTCCCGCACGCACGCGCACTTTCTGTTTGACTTTTGCCCGTGCATTTGTTATAATGAACTCTCCTACATAGCTCATCGCCACAAATTGCTGGCACGGCGCGAAGGCTTACACCTTCGTTTTTCCGTTTTTAGAAGCTTAGAACGGCCAGCAACGGTAGCCGTACTTTTTTGCAACTATCTTCTCTCCGGTACTTTTTCTTTGGTCGGGCTTTAACGACTTAAAAAGTCATTAATGTTATTTTGTGTGAAAAAGCATTTACATACAAAACACAATCTATTTTTTATGTATGAAGGAAATTCCGTTTGGAAAGGTTGTCGTCGTGCAACCAAAAAAAAAGGGACGGCCTAGTAAACAAGCCTCTGATGCTGATGCCGACTCAAAACCAGAGTTTGGATCGGTTTTTGATAATCCGCAAGCGCTCATGGAGCGATTCAACAAGGCGCACACAGAAAGAGAAGAGGCACTAGCGCGAAAAGCATCTGCGGATGCATCTATTGCAGAAGTTGAAGCGGAAAAGACAAAAAAATCTGTCGTGTCGGTCGATGAAATTGAAGATGAATACACACAAATTATGTGCGATTTGCGGGATAGGTTTATAAGTTTACCCGCTGTTTTTCGCATGAAGTTTCCAGATGACGATCAATCGCGCATTGATTTTTTGGCTCAGGAAATAAACGACATGCTGCTTGTTGCTTCTAGGCGCAAGGAAATACAGTAATGTCGTATGCAAACGCACGGGAAATATTAGAACGGTCATGTAGCATACTAGCTCCACCGGAGCACACGACAATCAGCGATATCGACTACGCTGAAAAATATCCCAGAATAAAAACAGAAGACACGCCGCCGCTTATAATTCCTTTTCGCATGAACCCCATACAGTGCGTGTACCGCTCACTAAAAGCTGCGGTGCCGGTGCCTAAAGCTACAGGTAAAAGGATTCTCACGCTAAAAGCTCGGCGAATGGGCATCACTACATATGAGCAAATTACATCTTACGCAACTGTGCGAACAAAGCGCGGTAGTGAGCTACTTACAATAGCCCAGTCAAAACCGGAAGCAGAAAAAATATTTCGCATGGTGCATTTAATGCACGATACAGATCCTAACTACATGCGCTTAGATTTAGATCGCAATGATGCACTTGCATACAAAGCGTTGAGGACTTGCTTTACCATTACATCATGTGGTGCGGTGGCTGTTTCTCGCGGGTCTACGCTTGTAAAAGTGCATGGAACCGAGGTCGCACATTGGGATCTTAACTACGACGACACAAACAACCTAGTTATTGCATTAGGCACGGCAGCGCGGCGCGGCGAGCTAATTATGGAAACCACCGCAAAGGGTTTAGATAATTGGTTTGCAGAGACTTGGAAAGAAGCGGAGCGAGGAAAAAATATTTGGACTCCTATTTTCCTCGGATGGTATCTTGATCCGCGCAATAGCATACAAACTACATACGACGACCGTGTGCTAATCAAAGAAACGCTTGACGAAGAAGAGGCCTATCTAGTAGAGCGGTTTAACTGCAACATCAATCAGCTTGCTTGGCGGAGAGAGGTAAGTAAAGGCGGGGCAAAGTACAAAAAGCTTTTCAAGCAAGAGTATCCTGCTACTGCCGACGAAGCCTTTCAGGCTACGGGAAGTAGCTTTTTCAATTCCGACACTTTATCTACTCTTTCGCTTAGATGTAAAGAACCAATTCGCGAAACGGAAGGACTTACAATATGGAAGAACCCAGAGCCTGGGCATAAATATATTATCGCAGCGGACACTTCAGAGGGCATGAGTGATAGCGATCCAACACCTATCGGCGTGCTCGACTGGGCTACTGGTGAGCAGGTTTTGAGAAATGATTGTTGCCTACGCCCAGTAAGCCTAGGGCATAAATGTGTTGAGTACGCCAAGCTTTATAATGGAGGGCTCATAACAATTGAAAACAACAACACTGGGCACTCTGCTATCAATACAGTCATGAATCAATGCATGTACGGAAACATATATTACCACGAAAATGAATTGCGCGACGACGCAAAAGAAGATGTGACTCCAGGATGGCGTACAACGCCCCTTACAAAACCGATGATGCTCGGAGAGCTTGACGAAGCGCTAGAAAAAGAATATATGATTGTAAACGACAAACGCTTTTTGGATCAATGCCGATCATTCCGCGAAACAGCAAGCGGAAGTGCTGGAGTGGCAAGATCAAAAGTACATCATGGAGACATCGTTATTATGTGGGCTATTGCATGGCAAGCAAGAAAAAGCCGCTGGATGAGCGAAGCAAAACCTATATTGTGATAAACCTTCTCAGGGATGTTGTATGTCATTTATCGGACGGCTGGCAAAATCGATTGGTGTTGAGTGGTTTGCCAAAGACAATAAAACCTTTTTTTCGTCTTGGGATCAATACGGATACAATAATGATCCTGTATGGGAAATTGGTGGAGTCGAAGGAACCGCGCAGGCCGTATCGTCTCTGGAACTTCGCTTTGTAGATCCAAAGACAAAAGTTGTCATTGAAAATCCAAATTCTGAGCAAAAAAAATGGATAGATAGCATCAACAATCCAGGGCAGCTACTTACTCGTAGGCAATTGCTTGAAATGACTTCAATGTTATTTGATATCGAAGGAATTTGTTACTGGGCTTTGCTCGATGAGTTTGGAAGACCTGTAAGCACGGTACTTGATGCGCCAAAAAACATCATCGCTTACGGACCGTCACAAATTACACCTGTATATTCTCCATACAATCCAGACATAGTATCTTACTACATGCTCCAAACTGGCACCGGATCTATATCCATGTTGCCTTTTCAGGTTATCCGTTTTTGGAAAACAAATCCACGCTCGTACCGCGATGGATTACGCATAAAGGATAAGTTGGGTTCTACGATTGAGCTTGATAACTATGCTCGTGGAGTAAACAAAAGCTTTTTCCGTAATGGCGGAAGGCCCGCTGGAACCATTACGACAAGCAGCCGCGTTGATGATGAGCAATTTAAAAAATTTGTAAATGAAGTAAAAGAAAAGTATGAAGGCTATTCCAATACCGGAAAAATAATGGGCCTTCCGTATCCGTACAACTTTACACCAAATTCTCTACACAAAGACATGGACTTTCAAAAGCTCCATGAGATGACGCGCGATGAGTTCTTTGGTGCTACAAGGTATCCAAAGCATTTTATGGGAGTTAATGACAACATTAACTACGCGACTGCGGAGGTACTTGATCGTGTATTTTGGATGCAAGTAGTAAAGCCAAAGGTTTCAATTTTTGCAGATGTCATTAACGCGCGCTTGCTGAATGACCTAGGCTTGGAGATGGAGTTTAATTTTGACAAGGTTCCTATCATTGCAAAAGATGAACTTCTGGTCAAGAAAGAAAAGGCGCGCATTGCTGTGTACTTGTTAAAATGCGGATACTCTCTAAACGAAGTAAATGCAAAGCTTGGCATGGGAATGGATGAGATAAAAGAAGCCTGGGCGAACACCCCGCACGATCCGTCTATCAGTGATGGGCCAAAGCCTGACGCGGAGCCAGTTTCTGTAACGGTCGAAGAAAGCAAGGTTGTAAAAGAAGAAACACACAACAGTCCTTTTGAAAAAATGAAGGCGTCTATACAAAATTCTTTAAAGCATTTGCTGACAAAAGAAGTCAATAAATATGAGCATATGGACTTGCTCAATGCGGCCATAAACGGAGATGAAAACAGCCAGAAGGCATATTGTGATGTAGTAGAAGCTAAAACCGTAGATCCCGTTGTGGATCAAATGGATAAGGTAATTACATCATATTTTCGGCGCTTAGAAAAAAGCCAGGTAGACAGGATAAAAGCCTACGCCGTAGATCACGGTAAGGCCTTTACGCGCGCCCCTGAAGATCAAAATAATTTAGATGACATTGAGCGTGATGTAGAGCAAATGTTATTCAATGTCCAAAAATGGAATGGGATATTAATCGACGATACAAAATCATTGCACCTGAAGACATACAAATTAAGCATTGGCCTTGTAAAAGATGAGCTTGGAGGATTTAAGCTTTTTCAAGATACAGACAACGCCGCTGCATTTGCTTCGTCGCAAATTACATCTAAGATAACTCGCGTAAATGACACAGTGCGAAATAGGTTGCGTGATCTAGTTACCAACGCACTAAAGAATGGAGATACTAGTGCGCAGATAGTAAACGCGGTGCAAGACGACTTTGGATACTCGCTGTCTCGGTCTAATCTTATAGCAAGGCAAGAGCTTGGAAACGCATCATCTAAAGCGCGATGGGACGCAATGAGCGTGGAACTGGAGAAAAAAATATGGCTTGACTCTGGCGATAATCATGTTCGAGAAACGCATAAAAAGTATGCAAAGCTTAAAGCTAAAGAAATGGATTATGAATATGCTCCAGGATTAAAGTTTCCTCATGATTTTGATGCCGAAGCAGCAGAAGTCATGGGTTGCAGATGTGTTATAGCTAAGGGGGAGTAATGCGCAAGAAAATTTTTAACTCTGGCTCTTTTACTGCTTATGAATCCGGTTGCTGCGGTGATTCAGAGTTTTTTGTATGCAACGCAAAAGAAAAAATAATCAGGCGTAACATACAAACCGCACAAGAAGCAATTGACATTTGCAGGAATTTTGAAAATAATTTATCGACAAACATTGTCATGCCGCAAACAAACGGTTATATTACATAGAGAGTTGTGTGTAACACGAGGATTTTATGGACGAATTAATGCTTAAAACTTTTGGTGATCGCGTAGATGAAGATGGAGTGATTCGCAAGTATGGGCTTATCAAGTCTTTTGGCATTGATGACGGAGAAGAGTACAAATCCATCTGTAAAGCCTACGGGCGAAACGAAGATACGAAAGAAGGTAAAGCGGCACCTCCGTACACCGATTTTAAAAAAGAAAGATTTATGACTTTTGTTTCTTCCGACGAAACAAGAGATTCTTACGGCGACATCTTGCGTGTTGCTGGTTGCGATCTTTCGCGATACAACACTCCTGGGGCATCAAATTTTATTTCCAGTCACGACATTGGAAATATCTTTGGTGCCTGCGGTATCATGATAAAGAGCACCAAAGGAAAAAACGAAGGAAGTCCCAATGGAGTTGCGGTGTCTTCTTTAGTTTATTTCCCGACCGAAGAAGAAGACCCCGATGCAGACCGTGTATACAAGAAATACAAGGCCCGAACGCTCAATGCCGTGTCTGTCGGTTTCCAGCCTCTCGAATGGAAAATTCCTTCGTCGCCAGAAGAGGCTAAGAAAATCGGGCTCGGGCCTCATGGGATTGAGTTTTTGAAATGGATGCCATACGAACTATCCGCCGTTACCGTTGGCGCAAACCCCAACGCACTAGCCAAGCGGTCTGTGGCAAAAATCCGGGCAGAAATTGAGGCATACAACAAGATCATGAAGCCAAGCGAAAGTGTAAATATCGCAAAGCAAGTAGGTGATTTTTTTGCTGCCAATCCGATCAGAATTTAAACATCACACAAAGGAACCAATATGACCGAAGAAGAGTTGAAGCAAATCCAGACGGCAGCTTCCGACGCCGCTAAAAAGGCTTGCGCCGAATACGCCGCGCAGCCGAACGAAACCACCAAGGCTCTTGAGGCGAAGGCCAAGGCGCAGGAAGAGCAAGTCACGAAGTTGCTCAAAGAAGTCGAAGCAGGCAAGGCCGAAGCTGCCGTGCTGCAAGGCCAGATCATGAGGATTGCAAAGTCTTCGTCCGTGAGCCTCGTGGAAATGGGCGCAGGAAAGTCCGAACTCAACATGAGCAAGGCCAAGTATTTCAAGGGTCTCATCACGAACCAGTGGGTAAATGCGGACAAGGAGTTCGACATTTACAAGCAGGTGCAAAAGCTTGTCGAGTCCAACGGAGAAAGCCAGGGCGCAAATGCGATCCCCGTGGAATTGTCTACGAACATTGTTGAGCTTGTGCGTGAGCGCGATGTGTTCCGCGAGCTTGGATGCATGATGATTACGCCGCAGCGCCTCAAGTTTGAGGTGCCTGTTGTCAAGGGAGGTTCCAGTGCTTTCTATGTGGGAGAAGCCTCCGCTATTGATGTGAGCAACATCAAGTTTGGCGTTATTTCTCTTGATCCCAAGCGCGTTGCTGCCATTGTGCCCGTAAGCCGTGTCATGCTTGATGCTGCCGATCCTTCCTTTGTCCCCATGGTCGAACGCGACCTAGCAGGTGCAATTTCGGAAAAAAGAGCTTGGGGAATGTTGTATGGAAATCTTTTGAACGAAACTCCGCTTGGATTGGCGAACAACCCCGATATCCATACCTATCAGCCCGGAGACAATGGAGATGATCCTACAAAGGATTTCTTGCGCAAGATTCGCTCGACGATTGACGAAAAGTACGCTTCCAATCCGTCGTTCCAGTTCCTGTTCTCTCGCAAGATCATGAGCAAGATTGCATCCAATGTTTCTTCATCTGCTCCTGAGACTTCGGTCTTGCTGAAAGACTCCGAATTGGCATTGCGCGCAACGGATGATGCATACAAAACTTCTGGTCTTGTGCGCTCTGACAAAACGAAAGGCTCTGGAACCTATCTTGGCGATCTGTTCTATGGTGCGTGGAATGAATTCATTTCTGCCGATTGGTGGGGTGGATTGCGCATCGAGAATACAATGGTTGGTGGAAACGCTTGGCGCAACGACTGCTACGAAGTTCGTGCCGTGCTGCCTCACAACTCCATCGCGCGTCGTCCCGATGTGTTTGTCCACGCGCCTTTCGTCAAGACCATCCTCAGCGCCAGCTAATATCATAAGGAGCGCATCGCAAAGGTGCGCTCCTTTTAAACACAAGGAGAAATATGCCTAAGTATGTTGTGCGCAAGTACGAAAATTATATTGTGCAAATTCCGGGGACAAATGTTCCAAAAAAGATTTACCACGAAGGCGAGTTTGTAATTTTGGATGATATTTCCAACGACCGCCAAGCACACAAATTGCAGCTTGTAAATAGCGAGTCTGAGCAAAAGCCAGAAACAAGCGGCGGTTCTAAGCCCGCAAAAGAATTTAATCCTCCTGGGCAAAATATGCACGGAAGCGATAAAGGAAACTTTTCGCTTTTTGGTCACAAAAACACGGCGGAGCAGGCTATTAGATCAGCAAAGGAAAAGCTGAAATGACCGCTGATGAAATCATGAAACGGCGCGGAACTCAACCGCCAGTAGGCAATGGAAGCAAAGGCCCGTTATGATAGAGCTCACAACCGTAGACCGCTATTACGCCATGTTTCCAGATACCGCTAGTGCATCTGGCACAACAAGTGCACCTGGGAAGCCTGAAAAAAAGTTGCCTGTAGAAATGCGTATAAAGTCTATTTCGGCAAAGGTGCAAAAGTACCTCGGACGCAGCATTGAAGTTGGAGATTTTATTGAGCGTTTTACGCCAGACAAGGGATCAGGAACAAAGCGCATACAACTGTCTTCGTTTCCGATTTCGGCTGTATCAAAAGTGACCGCGTATGGGGTCGAAATTGAAAGCGGAGATTATGGCTATACCGCGTATTTACATTCTGGCGTAATCCTTTTTTACGAGCCGATCTTGCAGCAATCTTGCGGGTATGCAGATGCTATTTCGGTTGAGTATACTGGTGGGATGGCGGAAGATACCGAAGATTTTATTGAGAAATACCCAGACATTGAATCCTTGATTTTAGATCAGGTGTATTTTGAAATCAATCGCGTTGTAACCATTGCAAACAAATCGATTGGAGGCAACATATCCAGCGCGCAACTCAACGAATACGGGCTTCTTCCGGCTTTGGTAAACGAGCTTTCGCGTTATCGTACTGTATCTGCGGTGTGATATGGCAAACAATAATTTTCGCACACGAGCAAAAGAAATTGAAGCGCTGCTAAAGCGCCGTCATGATGAGTGTGTGAAAGTTTTTATTGTTGGTGCGTATGACATCCATAAGGGCATAATTCAAAACTATTACTCGAATTCTGGAAAAGGTTTACGAAGAATTACCGGGCGCGCCGCAAATAGCTGGCAAGTAGTTATTGATAAAAAACCTCCAAATATATCTGCTGCTATTTTTTCGGCTGGTGTACCGTATGCAAACCAGTCTCGGCAAAAAGTAATTGCTCCAACCAAATCAAAATTCTTGGTTATTCCGGTTGGCGCGGCTCTAACATCGGCTGGGGCTCAAAGATTTCCCGGAGACGCGAATGGAAGAGGATCAATTGCCCAGGCAGAGCGCGAATTAGGATCACGGCAAAAAGCTGCAAAGCCTTATAGTAAAAGGTTGAAAAGAACAGGAAGTCCGTTACAATGGATTAAGAAGGGGTCTGATACTTGGCTTGTAATGGCAAAAAAGGGAATTTCTTTTTCTGGGCTAACCAAAGACGATCGGCTGATGTTTGTATTAAAAAAGAAAGTTACAATCAAAGCCAATACAAGAGGATTAATGCCATATGTATTAGGTAAAACAAACGCTCTTTTCAGAAAGCTACAGGAAGTGTCATGAGCCTTACTATACAACATCGGATTGAATTATTGATTGCTGAAAGGCTTTCAGATCATCTTGTGTGCAATTCAGAAAAGTTTGTTCTTACCGCTACAGAAAATAAAGAAACCCTCTTAGAAAAGTTATCACTTAGTGGTGAATACGCACAAAGTTATCCAAGAAAATTTTCGATATCTGTTATCGATAACGACACTTTACATGTTACAGAGCGAACATTGTGGGCTGATATGCGAGAGCATCCCGTCGAATATGATGCCGATGTTTCTTTTGTAAACTTTACGCCTTTTGATATTGCAGATAGCGGAATTGTTGCAACAATTACGGGTGGTGTTGTTGGAGATTACTGGATTGTAAAAGGTGGAAAAGCAAGCAATACGCTAGTAGATATCGTTGCTCATCCTGTTTTAGATGATGAGGTGGTTCCTAGGCTTTCGGTTTACGCTGCGGGAAATGAAGTGGATAGAAAGGTATTAGATAAAGATGAAAATGAATTAGACATTATTCTTCGTCTTGCTGTAAGCGGCGATGATTTTGAATCTGGAATTGCGCACGAATGGCTTGGAGACATAACAGATTGTCTAAACCGTGACCGCAGTTTGTATGATAATACCGAATGCTTGACTACTGATTTTTATTTTGATTCTTCTTTTTTAATAGATGCATCAAGAGAATCAGGAAAAGCTATATTTCAAATACAGGCAAAAGCGAAGTTTAGGACTTCGCACACAAACTCACGAAAGAGGTGAACCATGGCCGACAGATGTAATCCTATGCTCACTCGCATCAAGCAGAGCGCAGCTATCGTTGAAGCCGTTTGCGGACAAGGCGGATCTTTTACTGCCGCAGATTTTGGAACTCGCTTTTCTTCGGTTAGTTTAGATGTTGACATGACGCCTACCGAAGACGATACGATAAAGGCCGACTTGTCTCCTTCTCCTGTAACGATGGGGGAAAAGAAAGCCGCGTTTAAAATCTCAATTCCGCTTGTCGGGTCTGGCGTTGCAGGGACAAAACCGGAATGGGATGTTTATATGCAAGGGTGCGCTACAAAATCGGAAGTATGCAAGCGCATTCCAATTGGCGAAGTGACGGGAGGCCCGTTTATTCCTGGTGAAATCGTTACGCAAGCAGTTTCGCTTGCTACCGGAATTTGTACGAAGGGAACGCAAGACGGTGACACCCATTTGTTTATCGTCGAGCAATCTGGAATCTGGGCTGCTTCTGGTTTGATTACTGGATCTGATAGCGCGGCTACTGCAACTGGATCTTCTGCTCCTGTAGCTGATGGTTTTGCCTATCATCCAGTAAGCCGCAGCGCAGACCAAAAAACAATTGCGGTGCAATGCGAAGAGGATGGAGCAAAAGGCGTGGCTGTTGGGCTCATGGGGACATTTACTTTTTCGGCCAATTCGTCGGAAAAGGCGACTCTTGAATTTACTTTCAATGGCGTTGCTGATCTTGACAATTTTGGCGATGCCGCTATGACTGAGGGCGTCGAATATTTCGACACTGTTTTTCCCATTCTTGATTCGGCGCGTTGTGTGCTAAACCGGGGTGAGGCTGATGAGTTTCTTCCTGTGCTTCGCTCTTTGAGCTTTGACATGGCGGGAACTGCCACTGTTCGCAAAGACGGCAATGCAGCAGGTGGACTCATTGCAGCCAAGCTTACCGCGCGCACTCCGGTGCTTACGCTTGTTCCCGAGGCTATGCTTGCGGCTGATTTTGATATCTACGGAAAAATGCGTTCTTGCGCATCTATCAATGTCGGTTTTCGTCTTACGGCCCCGGACAATGAAATTTGGGTGTTTTCCCGCAAAGCCCAGATCGTTACAAATTCAAAAGCAGATGCAGATGGATTTGTTACATACAACCCAGCGTTGCGTCTCTGTCGCACCAATGGCAACGATGAGTTTTGGATTGTATCTACGGTGCATTGAAAACAAACAACAAAGGAACTAATATGAGAATCGATCACTCCACCTTTGCGGCAATGCACCCCAAGTCCATTGCCTCTACTTCTGTTCTGTACAACGGTGCCGCTGCGGCATCCGCGAACGGAATTCCCGTTTCTGATGCTACCGAAGTGCGCCTGAGTGTGCATGTCGGTGCTGTATCTGTAAGCCAAACAGGCATTGCAATTGGTTTGTATGCAAGCCCCAACAGCACCAATGTCAGTTCTTCTTCCGCGCTTGTCGCTGTAGACAATGCAATCATGGCGATCACCAAAGCGAAAGAAAACAGCGTGTTGCAGGGTCGTATCCAGGCGGGCAAAATTCCTTCCGTTGAAGGATACGAAAACGACCCGCATTACCTGTATGTCAAATACGCTCAAGAAACCGCTGATGCCGTTCTGGTTGAAGCTGTTGTTGAAACGGCTGGTCACCAGTCGTCTCCCGTGGATCCCGTTGAAGGGACTACGGCTTTTGTATTTGACATCTGATGTCATTAAGGCCGGGTTCCTTCTCCTTCTCTCCCGGCCTGGCCATGGGGTGTTTATGCACCCCATGTGCTTTTATTTGAAGGATAACAACACACAAAAGAAGGTAAAAAAATGATTGCAGTTGATCCAAGAAAAGAAGAGCGTTTTGTTGTCCTCGCCGAGCGCGGGCTCCCTGAAGAGCAACAGACGATATTTATTCTTAAGCCCCTTACGCTGCGCGAAGAAGGCCTTGTGCGAGATTTGTCTTTTGCGAAAGACCTTATGAGCGGAGAATACCGCTTTAGCATGGCACAGCGGGATTCTGTTGCTCTTGCGCTTGGTCTCAGAACGGTTCTTAATCTGGTTGGTTCTGACGGAAAAGAAGTAAAGTTTGTGCGTAAAAATATTCCGGGTGCTCTTGGGATCAATGAATTTCCCGATGAGATTTTGCAGCGCATCCCATACGCATATAGAAACGAAGTTGCAGAACATATTGTTTCCAGCTTTCAGCTTGCGGGGATTCAGCAGCTAAAAAACTTGCCGTCCTCTCCCTCTGGTGGAGTGGAGAGGTCGGAAAACTTAAGCACAAATGCTCAGAACCAGGAAGCCACGACCCCTGGGGATGCCACGCAGATGCAAAGCACGGAAAATGGATTATCCCTTGCCCCGTCTGCCTTGGATCGGGGTGTAGTGCTTGCGGACGATCCGGATCAATAAAAAGCGAGTCATGCCCTACAAGGGCATTGAATGAAGCTTTTAAAGCTGAACCTGATTTCATTCGCGCGTTCAGATGGCTTGAAGAAAAATCTATTTTTCCAGTAGACGGTGCTTTGTGTGAACAAAGTTCCGCCTTTGTCAATGCCTGTGAGTTTATGTCACGGTATGCATCCGCATATCAGAGCAAAATAAAAAAGGCAAATGACCGCATGGAAACCTTGATGCGTGGGAAATAGCATGGATAACAAGACCATCGAAATACTGCTCAAGCTCAATGACCAAATGTCAAAACAGCTTGATCTAAACACGCAAAAAATGAATGAAGCCGCTCGGGCCACGGACATGCTCACGCAATCCACAAAAATAAACGAAGCGGCACATTCGCGCGCAAGCTCAATGATTTCGGGAATGACATCTAAACTTGCGGCATATGCCGCAGGTTATTTGTCTGTGCGTACAGCCATCAGCAGTGCCACCGCAGCTATGACGCTCATAGCAACGGTAGGCGGAGGCTTTGAGCAATCGCTTGCTAACACCCGCGCGGTATTGCAGCCGACCACTACCGAGTTTAATGCACTAGCTATGTCCGCGCGTGATCTTGGAGCGACCACGGTATTTACCGCGCAGCAAAGTGCAGATGCCCAAACAGAGCTTGGTAAGCTTGGATTCAATACCTCGCAAATCCTGTCTTCTCAAGCTGCTGTTATATCGCTTGCTGCGGCTGCAAATCTTGACATGGCTAGTTCGGCAACTGCTGCCGCCGTTACCGTACAACAGTTCAATTTGACGGCTGGGGATACGCAAAAAGTTGTCGATGTCATGACCAAGGCCACCGCCATTTCGGCCTTGGAAGTAAAAGACTTTTCGGAAGCCATGGCATATGCGGGAGTAAACGCCAAGGCCGCCGGGTTTGGGCTCGAAGAAGTCTCTGCGGCTGTAGCCTTGCTATCAAATAAAGGTATGCCGGCAAGCACCATTGGAACATCGCTGCGGCGCATTATTACCGTACTCGGTGACTCATCGAGCATTGCATCTAAACAAATTGCAAGCGTAGCTCCAAGCGCGGTTACCCTCACTGAAAAGATGGCTGCTCTTGGAAAGCTGGGTCTGGATACGACATCAGCAATGAAGCTTTTCCGCATTGAGGCGTCTACCGCGGCAGTGATTCTTTCGCAAGGCGCATCAGTCCTTGGAGACTACGAAAAGCAGCTACAATGGACGACGGATGGGGCTAAGGGCTTTGCAGACAACATGGCCGCCATACAGCTTGATACATTCAATGGCCGTTTGAAAATAATGCGGTCCAATCTCGAAGATGTAGCGATTGGATTTGCTAATGCCTTTGAGGGAGTAGCAAAAGAAGGCGTTGAGATAATCATAAAAGATTTGCAGCAGCTTTCTAGATGGGTGGAAGAAAACCCCGCAAAGCTAGAGCAATGGGGAAATACAGCTAGAACAATTTTTCAAGAAGTCGAATTAGCGGCACGAGGATTTGCTTTTGTTTTAGAAAAAATAAATACACTTTCTTCCATAGCTTTTGGCGGGGACGCATCTACTAACGATCAGACATTTGAAAACCAATTCAAAACAGCTTCTGCAAAAATACAAGACTTAAAAAAAGAACAAGACAGTTTAAATAGCAAGCTTTCTGAATATGCAAAATCAAGAATGGCGTCTTTAGATGCTATTTCGTCTGCAAATAATCCTCAAGATAAAGAACGCGCAATTATTGAAAACAAGACCGCAATTTTTAATGAAGGAAGAGCAAATGCTCGCATCGATGTAATTAACGAAAGGTTAAGTTCGGAGCAAAAAATTCGCGACGCCGCTTTAGTGCAACTAGAACAAGAAAAGAAAGGCTTAGATCTAGATAAATCAAGAACCGCCGAAGAAGAAAAACGCTTAAAATATTTGAACGATAATATTGCCGCAATGCGATATGCTGCTCAAGCTAATATATCGCTGCAAGCAGCCCAGGCAAGACAGGCCCGCGAAGACTTTGCTTTTCAGAAAGCCCAAGGCAATACGCAAGAAGTTGGACAAGGGGCCGCTCCTCTTGAAACCTCTATTGACGCACAAGGTTTAAAAGACCAAGAGACAAATTCCAAGCGGGCTAACGAGCAGTATCAGCAAATACTAAATGAGCAAGAGCTTGCGCAGCTTAATTCTGATGAGCGAAAAATTGTTGAACGGCGGCAATATTGGGAAAAAGTTATTGCCATAGATAAAGCTGCTGGCGGACAACACATAAAAGAATACCAGCGCATGCAGATGGAGGAAACTTACTCTGCACTTGCTGATTTAGCGTATAAAACTCCAGAAGGATATAATCCTACCTACAGCCCAACGACTGGCGGATTCCCGGCTTTTTCGGCGTCACAATCCGCAGGTTTGCAAAGCGTACAATCTCGGCGGCAGGGCATTAGCGGAATAGCTAAAAGCGCATCAGATGAAAGGAAAACAGAAAAACAATTAGAGAATCAGCGTTACGCGGAAAAAATTAAACAGCTACAAACATATAATATATCTGAAGCATCAGAATCCGAAAGGCATGCTAATGAACTTTCTCGTATAAACGCAGAA